GGCGATAGCATTCTTCTTGTCTTTATCCTCTATGAATTTGTCAAGTAAACCTGAAACAGGTCCGATTAGTTGTTGTATCATAAATGCCTCACTTAAGGGGATTAGACAAGTAATCCATACCTTGCCATAAATCCTCTACCTCTTTAGTCAATGTCTTTATCTTACCATCAACATCGCCAATGTTTTCTATTATAATCTCAGCCTTAGCTACTGTACCTTTCATAGCCTCTATCTCGTTAGCTAGCTTAGAAACGTCTGTATTGAGTTCTAACAGCTTTTCTTGCTGACTTAGTAGGGTATCTAACCTTGTGCCTAAAGTCCCTAGATTCTCACGTAAGGGGCTTATATCGGGTATCTTCTTAGACTCTAATGCTTCCAGTCTTGAGTACAAACTAGATGCAGTCCAGACAGTCCCACCAATGCTAGTACCTATGGTCATCACAATGGCAATCCACACACCTTTGAATGACGTACCATTAATGTTTAGTTCTGACTTCTCTAAACTCATAGTTCTACGCAGTTAGTTTGATTCATAAAGCAATCATAACTCTGAGCCGTAGGACCAGTTAAATAATACTCCGACTCGCTACCTAAGGCTAGTACTTCAGCTTCAGACGCATATAAGTCTAAACCATAGTTTTGACCGTTAAGATAAACTGCTGTAAGGTTTCTAGTAGTGTTGTAACCCATAGCTACCCATTGAGCATTGGCATCATAAAAGATGTTAGTCTGCTCTGCTGTAGTGTTAGCGTTCTCTATGCCTTGCTCTAGGAACTCTACAGCTTCTTTGTTACCCGCTACCGCTAGGAATGCACTAGCGTTGTTAGCGTGTGTCTCAATGTCATCCATACTAGTATTGTACGTATCTACTTCTTCCTGACTGATTGTCAACACTTCTATGTTGTTCTCTACAAAAGTCTGTACCTCAGCTTCCTCTTGAGGACTAGCGGCTGACTCTGCTACTTCTGCTACTTCCTGTACAGCAATCATGTCAACTACTACTTCAGTGAATACACCAATGGCTTCATCCATCATGTCCAACTCAGTGTATGCTTTTTCCTCAAGTACAGTCTGTAAGTCACCGAAGGCTTTGTAGTTAGACATACCAGACAATGCGTTGTTGTACGCCTGTAGTTGTTCTGCACTGATGTGCGCTGTGCTTGACAACGTACCATCTGACAAACCTGAGCCTGTATAAGAGTACTCTTGTGCCGCACCCACAAGTTTAATACCTCTGTCTATCTGGTCAACAATAGCGTTGGAGGTGTCGATTAGGTTGTCTAACTCACTGCTGTGTGCTACGACGGAACTTAGCACTAACAGAGATAATATCATCTTCTTCATCTGTGTCCTCTCCTCCAATGTTTAGTATAGTGTTGTACCATTCGGTGTTGTCTGTGTAGTCAGGTATATATACTTCTGGTTGTCTCTTCATTATTAATACTGCACGTTTACCAACAACTAACTTACCGTTACTCAATATGGGGCAAGGTGTCCCTGACAAGAACATACTCTTCCATACTTCTACTGCTTCACACATACGGGCTACTGCGGCTACCTTCATTCCTAAGTCCGACAATAACTTAGCATCTCTCCTACGGTCACAGTTAGGGTCTACTTCGTAACTGCCGTTTGATATACCTACACCTACTGTCTGTAAAGAACTACCTGAACCCTTAAGGCAAGTGTCCATACCGTTTGACATATAGCTAGGACTAATGGCAGAACCTACTGGTATCTCGCTACTGCTTCCTGCTCCGTTGTATGTATTACTTGTTGATGTGTCCGTTGTGTTGTTATTACTATTTGTTGTGCTGTTGTCCCCATGAAACGTATTCAGAGAACCTTCCTGTGCATTATCAGCTAGTGTAACCCAACTGAACAACATTAACAAACAAAATAGTCTCATTACTTACGTAAGTTCTGTACTGTAGGTGATTCCCAGATACGTAAACCCAACCATATAATAGTAAACAGACTGGCTACAGGCGGCAACCAAGCCGCTAAAGACATAATTCCTGTGGATGCCGCTAGTACGTCTACAGCTTCTTTTGTTTCATTAGTCATGGTTATGTCCTTATATTGCGGCTATAATGAAGGCTAGGAGTTCTGGATAACGAACACCTAGTCTAGTTTTTTCTACTGCACCTTCAGGAGCATCAGACTGTACTGGATATTGTTCACCATTATGCTCCCACCAAGTAGTGCTGATAAACATAGCATAGTCACCTGCGTCCAAACCTTCAGCAGTAAACGCATCCTGTAAGTCCTGAGCAATAATACCAAAGTGTGTCCTAGCGTCATCACCCTTAGAAGCTACAGCATCACGCCATTTAAACTTACGTAATAAACCTTTAGCGGCTACAGCTACTCTGGTTTCAGCGTCAGATAACTCAGCGATGTTTTGTTTTTCATTACGGTCAGACGTTTGGATAGTGCCGTTAGTTGCATATACATCATCAAAACGAACGGTAGAAGAACCTAAATCTATAGCATTATCCTTATTTAATCCTTTACCATCACAAGGTTTTATAGCAATAGTTCCAAAAACAAATTCAAATCTTAAACCACCGCCATTAGTTCCTGAAGAACCTGATGATATAAAAACAGAAGAATAACTGTCTGTAGAAATACCTAGACGACCTATATTACTGTTGGTGTTTCTTTTAAAATCTACAAAAGTACCATCAGTTCCATTTGTTGATACTAACTGTAAAAGACTGTCATCCGTGCTAGATTTAGCCTTTTGAAGATTACCGTCAAATGTGGCAGAAGCAGGGTCAAACTCTAAGTCTACTACAGATGAGCCGCCTGAACCACCAACAAACATTTTCTTGTCAGCAATGTTTACAGCAAGTTCACCTTGAGCAAGACTGCTAGGGGTGTCACTAGCTGTTGTACTGTTTTTAGTTTTAATTGTAGCCATAGTGTTTACCTATTGTTTACCACGGTGTCCCTACTGTTACAGATGGACTAGCTTGTTCCGCTAGGTCTGCGTCTAATGAAGCCTCAAGTGCTTCTGTGTCTAATGCTTCTTGTACCCATGCAACCACAGCGTCTTCAGTTAGGCTGTCATACGCTACATAGCCATCAGCGTCTGCGTCAGGAGTAAAGCCGACAGTGCCGTAAGAAGTAGCTACGTTTTCACCAGAGGCTTTGTTTACTTGCCAATGTGCTACGATAACGCCACCGTCTGTGTTGCTTTCTAAAGTTGATATTGAAAAGTTCATTTATTACTCCTATGAGAATACAGCAGTGCATACTGCTTTTACGTTAGCAGGTTCAGCACTGAAGTCATCACCTGAGTTAATTACATGACGGTGGTAACTGCTAGAGATTACTTCACCATCTTCTAATACTTTAGTAGCAGTTCGTACTTGGACTACTGTAACGTCATTGTTACTTTCGTCTTTTGTAGTTACTACTTCTATTTTGTCTGCTGATACTTCTTTTGTTAAAGCCATTTTGTTTTCCTTTTGTCTGCCCCTAGCATCCACTAGGGGTATTGGTTAAACTTCAAATGTAACGTCAATCATAATGTTATTAGAACCTGTGTTTATGTTTGAAGGTTGTAAAGCGGCTTGCGAATCACCCACCCTTAAACCTACAACAGTCCCTGTTACTATTCCTGTTATGCTGCTTGAAGATAAATTACTATATAGTGTTCTTAGGTGTCCGTAGGCAGAAGCCGTGAAAGGAAGCCCGCCTAGTTGAATTGCACCACTATCTCCATTAAGTGCAGTTCCGTTTACTACAGACAAATACGCTTTACATCTCACAAGTCTACCAATCTTTGTATATGTAGCACTTACTATTGATGTTGCTCTGTTTGTTCCTGTAGTTGCCGCATATAATGTAGGTGTCCAAGTACCCTCCTCATAGTCATCTAGCTTGTTGGCGGCAGTTGTGCCACCTAAGTGAACACCGCCAGATAGGTAGAGGTCTTTGAAGCGTGTAGAACTTCGCCCTAAGTCAATAGCGGCATCTCTCCCACTTCCGTCATTAGTAACTGGCTCTACGCAGTTATCTGCATCCCTAAACTTTATACCTGTTGTACCTGTATTTAAGTAAAGGTCGCCACCTTTAGTACCAATAGACCCTACAGTTGTGCCGTCTTTACCAAAAGTTTGTATCACACCATCAGATGTTAAACGATTTAACTGAACACAAGCGTTCCCATCGACTGTAGCCGTTAGAAGCCCTGTTGCGTAGCTAACTGAACCTGCTGTACCGAAGGTTGTAGCAGTCTTACCCACCAATAGGTTGCCTGATGAGTCTATACGCATACGTTCTGTCACAGCAGTTCCGTTATAAGTTTGGAATGCTATTTTACCATGAGAAGTATTATTGCGAGATGTTATTTTTGTTATGCCGTTATCAGACTGGAAAGATGCAAACTGATTTGTTCCATCTGCATCGTAAAGACGGACTTGGCTATCTGAAGCACTAATTGTCAAGGCTTTATCAGGACTAGTAGTACCTATACCTACATTGCCTGATG